TTATCACGCTGGCATAATGAAAAATGCAAGCATAACCCAATCAATATATCAAAAAAATAATATACTAAATGTTATTGCATCTAAATAGTTTTATATCTAAACAGAATAAATACGCACATAGAATGCACAAAATGAATTGCACAAAATGAAAGGACAATAAAGATGTCAGCACTTCGCCCAGATTCAAATAAAGGACACGACTTAGGAACAAGCTCGATTAAATGGAGCACACTCCACGTCGGTGATGTCCAAGCCGAGACAATGACAACATCCGGCAACGTAGAAATTCAAGGTAATCTAACAGTTACCGGCACACAAACTTCTCTTCAGGTCTCTACAGTTGAGGCACAAGACCCACTTATCAAACTTGCCAGAGGAAATACTGGTGATGCGATTGACGTTGGTTTCTATGGACAAACTGTTAGTGGAGCCACAACATATTACCATGGTTTAGCAAGAGATGCTGACGACGGTAAATTCTATCTTGTAAAAGATTTACAAACAGAGCCTTCAACAACTCTTCCAACACTTTCAGCAGGAAACAAAGCAACAATCGTTGCTGACCTTGACGGTAATATTACTGGTGCATTAACTGGTAATGCTGATACTGCTTCTGCTCTTGAAACATCAAGAACACTAAGTATCTCTGGTGATGCAAGTGGTAGCGTTTCATTTGACGGTAGTGCAGATGCAGATATCGCTATTACTATCGGGTCTCAAGCTGTTGAAAACTCAATGATTCAGAATCCAGGACTTTACGTTGGTCAAAGTGGTGGAACTCCTGCAATCATTAATTTAGGTAACACACTCGAAATCGGAGGAACAGCTAACGAAGTTGAAGTTTCATACTCTCCTGGTGAATTTACAATCGGATTACCATCAACAATCAGTGGTCTAACTTCTGTATCTGCTACTGGATTTACCGGTGCTCTTACTGGTAATGCTTCGACCGCTTCTGCTTGGCAGTCTGCAAGAACTCTTTCACTCGGAGGTGATTTAGGCGGGTCTGTTAGTATTGATGGTAGCGCAGATGCTACTCTAACAGCGACCATTCAATCTTCTTCAGTTGAGAATTCAATGCTTGTTAATAGTGGTTGGACTCTTACAGTTGATGGGACCGGTGGTGAGGCTATCGCACTTGGTGATAGTTTAGACTTTAATGGAACAGCAAGTCAAGTTGCTATTACTTATAGTGGAGCAAACAACGACCTTACCTTCAGCTTACCATCAACAATCAATGTTGATACAAGTGGAAACGCAGCAACAGCTACCGCACAAGAGACTGCAAGAACTTTCTCAATTACAGGCTCTGAGGTAACTGCTACTGGTGTTTCGTATGACGGAACAGGAAACGTCGCGCTCGCTGCTTCTATTACTACAGGAAGTGTTGCAAATAGTAAATTAGCTAATTCTTCTATTACATTCGGTGATGGAAGTAATACATCTGCTATCGCTCTCGGTGGAAGTTTAACAATCCAAGGAACAGCAAACGAAGTTGAAGTTGCTGAAAGTAATGGAACATTCACTATCGGTCTTCCTTCTACAATTCAGAATGATACAAGTGGTAATGCAGCGACTGCTACTGCACTTGAAACTTCAAGAACATTCTCAATCCTTTCTGGTCCTGTTACAGCAGCAGCTGCTTCATTCGACGGCACCGGAAACGTCGTTCTAACTTCAGCTATCGCAAACGGAGCAATCTCTAACGCGATGTTAGCAAATGACGGATGGGGACTATCACTTAATGGAACGGCACAAGAGGACATTAACTTAGGTCAGTCTCTTGACTTTAATGGAACTTCAAGCCAAATCGATATCGCATACAGTGCTGCTGGTAATGACCTTACCTTCAGTCTTCCTTCAACAATTAACGTTGATACTTCTGGAAATGCTGCAACTGCAACTGCTTTAGCTTCTTCACAGAACTTTAGCATTGGTAGTGGTCCAGTTACTGCTTCAGCAGTTAGCTTTGATGGAACAGGTGCAGTTAGCTTAACTTCAAGTATCGCAAACGGCGCTATTTCAAATGCGATGTTGGCAAACAGTGTTATTTCTGTTGATGATAATGTTGGCACACCTACAAACATTTCTCTTGGTGGAAGCTTAACTATCGGAGGAACATCGAATGAAGTTGAGGTTTCTAATGCAGGTGGTGTATTCACCATCGGTCTTCCTTCAACAATCACAGCAGCAGTAAATGGAAACGCTTCTACAGCAAGTGCTTGGGCTTCTTCAAGAACAATTACACTTGGTGGAGATTTAGGTGGTTCGGTTAGTATCGACGGAAGTGCAGATGCGACTTTAACTGCGACTATCCAATCTGGCTCAGTAGATAACTCAATGCTTGCTAACAGTGGTATTACTTTCGCAGACGTTAGTGGTAATAGTGAAGCACTTGCACTTGGAAGCACAGTATATTTCGGTGGAACATCAAATGAGGTTGATGTTGCTTACTCTCCTTCAATTAATAAATTCACATTCGGTCTTCCAGATTCTGTGAATATCACAACTAACCTTGATGTTGGTAGCGGTCTTACAGTTGGTGGTAATGCGACAATCACGGGTAATATCTCTGCAAGTGGTCTTACTGCAACAGGTGCTAACGTTACCTTCAGTGATAACCTTATCGAATTAGGTGTAAATAACACTGACCTTGAAGATATCGGATTCTATGGACAACGTGGTGATGGTATCGGTGGAAGTAATGGATTCGCTGGTGTGGCATTCGATGAGAGCACAGACAAATTCATCGCATTCACCTCTACTGGTGAGCCTACAACTACTGTTGGGTCATACACTCCAGCAGCTATGGAAGTTGGCGCACTTGAGGTGGCTTCTATCGACTGTGTCGGTGAAGTTGCTGGTGAAATTAAGCTCGAAGGAACTGCTCCGACTTCTTCTTCAGATACAGGAACTGCTGGTGATATTCGTTATGATAGCTCATACATTTATATCTGTGTTGCAACAGATACTTGGAAGAGAGTTGCACTAAGCACCTTCTAATAACGAGGTTGATGCAGAATGAACTTTCTGTTTTGACCTTTATGTTTTAATGTGTCTTTTTAGAAAGTTTTACAGAAGTTAAATGAGATACCCCTGTCGTATGGGGTGGCCACTTCGGTGGAATACAGGAGGTGGAGCCTGTTAATTAGTATAGACTTATCTGAAAAGGCAATCAATATGGACAGTCAAATAGCAGTCAGTGTAGGAACGATTATTGCTCTCCTCACTTTTGTTTATCAGTGGCATAAAGATAGTAAAGAAACAGCTAAACAGATTCAGAAGCTCGAGACTGAAGTATTACAACTTAGGGAACAACGTCAAGATATCAGAGAATTAAAAACAGAATTAACTGACTTACGTGAAGATATGAGCACAATGAAAATTACATTAGCTCGCGTTGATACAAACATTACACATCTAATGCAAAACGGATAAAAAATTTAGAAATTTACGTCTTTTCGATATATTTAATTAAAAAGGAGATTTCAAATGACTGAAAAAGAAAGACAAGATTTATTTAAATCTATCAAAGAAGACGTAAAAGAATGTCAAAAACACTGTGATACATGTATTACGGTTATAGAGAAATATTTCAAATCTATTAAAGAAATTGACAAAAAATATAAAAAAGACATAAAATAGCATCTATAACAGAAGTGGAGATTAATCGATGGCAGAAAGAAATTTATTTCAGCGTATTTTTGGTTTAGGTAAAGTTGATAATGATTCAACTTCACTCATTAAGAGCGTTGAACAACCAAAAGAAGATGACAATGTTTTAGAACTTCTTTCTAAAGAAGCACAGAGTCATACAATCGACCCAATGGACCACAGTAATGCATATATGATGCAGTCTTATGATAGAAGTGATAAAAAATATTATTTTGAAAACTCTTCGAATCAAAAATTAAATCATACCGTATTACAACAGTTAGCAAATCATCAAATCATTTCAGCTATCATTGGAGCACGTATAAATCAGGTCGCAGAGTTTGCAATACCAACTGACGATGAAGATTTAGGTTATAAAATAGTTTTAAAAGATAGAAAAGCTGAAATTACTGAAGATGATGAGAAAAACATAGCAAGTATTCAGAGATTCTTAGAAAATTGTGGGACACATATAACAGATTACGAACTTACATTTGAAAGTTTTCTAAGACAAATAGTTAGAGATAGTTTAGTATTTGACCAGTGTTGCTTCGAAATTGTTAAAAACAGAAAAGGAGAAATTACTGGTTTTCTTCCAATTGACGCTTCTTCAATTAAACGAGCTCCTCATACAAAAGAAGAGATTGAGAGTGGAAGAAAAAAAGTTGATGGTGTTAAATACATTCAGGTAATTAATAATAAAGTAGTTGCAGAATTCAAACAAGATGAATTATGTTTCGGTATTAGAAGACCAAGAACAACTATGGCGAATCAAGGTTATGGTAATCCTGAGTTAATGGAGCTATATACTGTTTTAAATAACCTTTTTAATGCAGAAACATATAACGCAAGTAATTTTACTAACGGTATAAACGCTAACGGTATTATCGCAGTTAAAAGTAAAATGAATCCTAAGTTATTCCGTGCATTTAGACGTGAATTCTATCAGATGTTAAACGGTGTCGCAAATGCTAAAAGAACTCCTCTTATTCAATTAGACCCTGATGAGAAAGAGGATATTTCTTCAGTAAATCTCGGCTCTTCTAATAGAGAGATGGAGTATAACGACTGGATTAATTACTTAATTAAAGTAACATGTTCAATTTATCAGATTGACCCAGCTGAAATAGGATTTGTTTTTGGGACAGAAGCACAATCTTCTTCTCTATTCGGAACAGACCCTTCTGCACGTGTTTTAATGGGTAAAGAAAAAGGATTACGTCCTCTTATTCGGTCATTACAGGTATGGATAAACAGATACATAATAAATCAAATAGATGATAGATATGAATTAATTTTTCAGGGTTTAGATAGTATTAGCATAAATGATAAAATTCGTCTTGAAGAACACAAGATGAAATATCAAACAATTAATGAGATTCGTGTTTCTCATGATTTACCAGAATTAGATGATGGAGACATTATCGCAGCACATTACGGAGCACTTAAAGCTGCTGTTTTAAGAAGTGAAGGTGCGTTAGTTGCTGAACATTATGGTGATGATGATAATAAAGAAGAATTAGAAGATGCTATTGATGAAGAACACGAAAAAGAAAAAGAGTTAGAAGGAAAAGACGTTAAAGAAAGTGCTGATTCTGATGAATTAGACGTTGAAAAAAATGTCTTTGATGATATAGATTATTTCGATTACGAAGATTTAAAAAAAAAAAAAGAAAGAACTAAATTAACTGACAAAGAGAAAAAAGAACGTGAAAAGGAAATGGACAGAAGAAAAGATTCTGACAAACCTAATTACAAACCTTTGCCAGGAGATGATAAAGTTAAAACAAAACCTTCTAAATACTCTAAAACTGATTTAGCTGAAAAGGTTAGAGAAGAAATGAAGAAGCCGGGTAAAGATGAATTTATTCGTGCTGCTTCTAAAGTTTCAGGAGTTAAAAAGAAAATTATTGAAGAAGTATATGATAGAGGATTAGCAGCTTGGGCAGGAAGTCATAGACCAGGAGCATCAGCACAACAATGGGCAAAAGCTCGTGTCTATTCATTCTTAACTGGTGGTAAAACACAATCAACTGCTGATAAAGATTTATGGGAAGAACATAAAGAATCTCAGAAGTCTGCATTAGAAAAATCTTCATATATACCACCTAAATCAGTCGCAGAAGAAGCACAAAGAGGTATAAAAGCTATTGAAGAACATAATTCTGACGCTGGGACACAGGTTGGAAGAGTTAGAGCAAGACAACTTGCTAATAGAGATAACATTTCTTTAGAAACAATTAAAAGAATGAAAGCTTTCTTTGATAGACATGAAAAGAATAGGAAAATAGGTGAAGGTAAAGAATGGCATGAAGATAATGGATATGTTTCATGGTTATTGTGGGGTGGTGATAGTGGAAGAAGATGGGCAGAAAAGATTCTTTCAGAACAAGAAGATTAACAACTATTATTATTACCATGTAGCATAACAAGTAGGAATCTTAAATTTTTTGGATAAAATAAAGTCTTAAGACATATATAATAATATATACCATGTAGCATAACAAGTAGGAGAGACAGTTTATGACTAAAGAACAATTAGAATTACAAAAACAAATAGATAAATGGTTTGAATACCTTCAGTCCAATAAAATTTTAGATTTATACACACATACAAAGGGAAATCGTCTATGAGTTTTATGGAGATACTAACAAAAGCTCGTGAAGAAGCTAAGATGAATTTAAAAAAGAATTCTGATGTTATCTCTGTTAAACAAGAAGAGGAGACGAATATAAATACACCTGTTGAGGAAGAAGTTTTAACAGAAGTTAAAATAGAGGCCTTAGGTGATGCGATTATTAGACAGAGTAGAGAGTCAGTGATAAAATATAAAAAACTATCAAAAGGAACTAATTCTTCTTTAAGAATTGCAAAGAGTTTAGATAGACAACATATTACACACTCACAACTCAGTAAAGCTTTTAAGATTCAGGAGAGATACAATCCTAAACGTCCGGACTGGCATATAGTTGGGTCGTATGCTTTAGATAAACTGAAGCATTTATTGAATAGTGGTATTGATTTAAATACTGCATTAGATACACCTTATGAGGAAGAAAAATGAGTAAATTAGACGTATTTAGCACTTTTCAGCCACTCGACCTCAAACTTATTAAGTCAGAGGACGGAGGAAAAGTTTATAAAATTAGTGGTATAGCAACAACTGAACACACTGATACTGCAGGAGAAATTATTCTACAAAATGGAATAGATTGGTCTTACTGTTTAAAGAGTGGAAGTTTCAATTATGACCATTCAAACTTACCTGCACATATTCTCGGTGCTCCACAGAGTGTTGAGAAGGTAAAACATAACGGTAAATCTGCAACAAAGATTAGTGGAATTCTCTATGGAGATAAACAAATTGTTAAAGATTTAGTTGAAAATGTTAAACTTATGCGCTCAACAAAGAGTGGAAGAAGTTTAGGATTCAGTATTGAAGGTCAGGTAATGGAAAGAGACAGAAAGAATCCTAAGATTATAACTCGTGCAAAAGTTCTTAACGTATCCTTAACACATCAACCAGCTAATCAGGAAGCAACTGTTCAGTTGGTTAAAAACATATTAAAATCTATGGAGAATAAAACAGAAATGAATAAATCTGACGAATACCAAGACAAACCTATGTCTCTCAGACAAAGTAAATTAATTTGTGATTATGCAGAAAAAATGGTTTCTTTACTTGAAGGAAAGCCAGATGATGTTGATTTACCTGAATGGGTCCAATCAAAAATTAACACATGTAAAGAATATATGCAAGCTTCTTATCACTATCTTGAGGAAGAAATGAAAAAAGATGTTAATCCTGACTATTTAGATAGTTTGGAAGAAGAATCTGTTGTTTCACCTGAAGATGTTAAGGTTCCTGATTTAGATAGAGATAATGATTATCCTCAGAAATTTGAAATGGAAAAGGCATATAAATACTCTAAAGAAGATATGGATAAAATGGACAGAAAAGAAATATATGAATATGTCCGTTTCCTTGAAGGTCTTAAGAAAGAGCAATGTGAAACACATAAAAAAGAAGACTGTGAAGAATGTATGGATAAATTCTCCGACCTTTCAGCTATTCAACCAGAATCTTTAGAAGACGATATCGCAGACGAAGGTCCTAAAATGAATATGGGTGAAGACGATTCAGATGAAAAAGAAAAAGTAATCGAATTAGAAGGCCTTACTATGGAAGAATTAAAAGAATTACTGAAGGAAATGTTTAAATTAAATCTTCCTGTTGAGATGATTAAAGAATATATTCGAAGATATTCTCACAAATAACAAAAAAAGTTTAACAATAATTAAAAATAATTTTACATAATATCAATAAAAACTTACAATATGTAATCATTTTTTAGTTATTGTTAAAACTTGACCTCTAAACTAATATATCTAATAAAAAATTTAGATAAAAATGAATACAATGACATATATATATCTATAGGGTAAAGCACTCTTGCTTGAGAATTGAGATAATGGCGAGCACTTGACTGTGTGTTATGTTTGGTGCGCAACTTTTATTTACAAGACTCATCCTAAAATGTCGTCGCACAAAACATAAATTAAACTATTATTTTCAATTAAGGAGAAAAACAATGTCAAATGTCGAGACCCAAGACAAGGTAGAGGCTATCTTAAACGACATAAAGGATAGTCTTGCCGTAGAAAATAAAGTTTCTGAAGAAATTGCTAAAAGCGCAGATGCTATGGTTGCTTCACAACTCGAGAAGTTTGAAGCACTTAACAAAAGTGTTGAAGCTCTTTCAGAGAAACTTGACGGAATCATTAATTCCATTTCAGCTCTTAACATTCCTACACAAGAGGAAATTGAGAAAGCTATTGAAGTTAAAGCAGAAGAGATTACCAAATCTGTTGAAGCTCAAGTCGAAGAGAAGACTGAAACATTGGCTAAGAAAGTTGAAGAACTTGAAAATGAGCCAGTTGTTAAGTCTGCAACCGTTGTTGTTGAGGAAAAAGTAGAAGTTGTTGAAGAGGAAGCTCCTAAAGCTACTCGTCAGGACCTTATTACTAAAGCACTCGCAGAAATTACAGAAACTAAAGATACAAATAGAAAAGCCCAACTCTTCAAAGCCATCAGTCGTTTAGAGGCGGGCGTATCCATTGATAAAGTCGAATTTTAAGGAGAAACACTATGTTACCAAATATCAATGAAAACGTTACAATTAACGAACTAACTCGTCTAAACGACAGCCTACGTAAAAACTCAAACGTTGGTTATCAAGATGCCTTTAGCGGTGGTGCTTCACTCGCACCTATCGTTCCACAGTCAATTGAAGGAACTCTCGCAAGTGCTGCGCATACAATGAGAGACCTTGCACTATGGCCTATGCTTCCTAAGGTCCAAGCTACTAACACTCTTCATGAGTATGCAGTAATTAGCGACCACGGTGAAGACCTTGACCCATTCATCTCTGAGGGTGGTGGTGATTCTTCATTCGGTAGCTCAGCTTCTCAGTATGAGAGAAAATCAGTTAAAATCAAATACATGGCAGAGAAAAGAAGCGTTTCTGACGTTGCTACTCTTGTTGGTATCGTTGGTCCTAACGCTGATGCTTTAGCTGAAGAGACTGAAAGAGGAACAATGAGTCTTCTTCGTAAAATGGAAGTTCAGCTTTTCCACGGTGATGAAGATGTAAATGACCTTGCTTTCGACGGTGTTCTTAAGCAAATCGAGCGTGAAGGCGACGCAGCTGATTACTCTCCATTCCGTTTCGGTCGTGATTTCTCTGATAATCAAGAGGATTTACAAGGTGCATCACTTTCAGGTGCTAAACTTCACGAAGTTCTTGGTGAGCTTTACAGTGCTCCTCGTTTCGGTAGTCCTGACGCAATCTTTATGTCTCCTAAGGCATACAGTAAATTAATCGCTGACAGTGCTCAGAACGGTCGTCATGATTCTATGGTATTGGTTGATAAAGGCGACCAAGGTGTTCATACTCTTGGTGCTGGTCCTCGTATCCACATCATGGGTCCTATGGGTCCAGTCCCTGTTGTTGCGGCACCATTCATCAGTCGTCGTCTTTCTCCTCCTCGTGCAGCTTCTGCTGGTAATACTATCGACCTAAGCAATGGTTTTGCTGTTGAGGACCTTCGTACAAACGCTCAGTTCGTAGTTGATGCTGCTGCAGGTAATAACGGTGCCGGTTATGATGACGCACAGGGTTGGGACGCACAAGGAACTGGTGCTGGACATGATGGTGCATTCCGTTATGTTGTTGTTGGTGTTAATAAACTCGGTTATTCTGCTCCAGTTATCTCAACTGCTAACACTTTCGCTGACGTTCATAGTGATGCTATTCCACGTCTTCAGTTAGCTGCTGCTGTTGCTGGTAGCGTTGATTACGTTCGTATCTATCGTTGTGCTGGTGAATTAAGTGATGCACAGACTCTCCGTCAAGCTCAGCTTATCGGTGAAGTTCCAGCTGCTAACATCATCGGTGAGCAATGGTTAGACGCAGGATTCGAGAGACTTGATGCTGACCCAGTTCTTATCTCACAAATGGACCAAAGTGTTGTTGAGTTCGCACGTCTTCTCGACTTCATCCGTCGTCCTCTTGCTGAGGTTGGTGCAGCGAAACAATTCCTTCTTATGCTCTTCGGTGCTCCGAGTGTTAAAGTTGCTAAGAAGAATTACGTCCTTCGTAACGTCGGTAGATAATTCAGTCTTACATCCTCTGTGATGTGGCTGACACATGAATTCTAAAAAAACTGGATTCTATATTAAGTTTTTTTGAGCCTCCGCAGATTTTTTCTCTCCCGGTCTAACGAGGCTGTTTTTTTATGACCTCAAAAAAAGAAAGGTTTTGAAATGGCTTTAACAGTCAAAGACATAATAACAACAGACTTATTAAAGAAAACTTTGTTAGTTGGTATTGACTTAACAGATGACCAAGGTAATCCATATCCTGATGAGTTATTTGATGCTGCCATTGACCAAAGTATTTCAATGATAGAAGAAGAGTTAGAAATTACTCTTGACAAATATAAAGTAAAAGGTGAGAGACACGATTTGGATAACGACCAACGTAGAGCTTGGTATGGAACACAACTCGATAGAAGACCTTTACAACAAGTTAATAAATTACAAGTATCATACGGTAATTACACTCCTGTAGATATTCCTGACCCATGGTTAAACATTACTTCTCCTGAAGCGGGAAGTGTTTCTTTGATTCCGACTGCAGAATCTATAGGAACATTCAGATTTAACAACGTTTTACCCTTATTAATTGACCCTATATCAAACTATGGCCAGTATAATAGAGTTCCTGCATACTTTAAATTTGATTATACAGCAGGATTCAACTTCATAGAACAGACTATAACCATTCCTCAGAATACAAATGAGGTATCTGGTTTGCTGTTTGGTGAAACTTTAGTTGATAAACCTAATTTTATATTCACAGTGGTCGATGATGGAAACGGCAACGTAGGAGGTATCTCTTATGATGTTAAAGCATTCGACTTAGGAGATGAAGAATATTCTGTTAGAATGGCAACAACTCCTCTTTTAGGTGATGCAACAATTACAGTTAAGATTCATACACTTCCACCTGCATTAATTAAATCAATATTATATATTGCTGCGATGCTTCCATTAGATACAGCTGGTGATTTACTTTTAGGTGCAGGTATAGGACAATTAAGTTTATCAGTTGATGGATTAAGTCAAAACATAGCTTCAACATCTTCAGCAACTTCTGCTGGATATGGTGCGAGAATTTTAAGTTATGAGAGACAACTTTCTATGACACTGAAAAGTCTTAAACATAAATATAAAACATCTAAAATAGCAGCAGGATTCTAAAATGTTATTACCAACTCCAGAACAAAGCTTAGTTAAAGGACGTGCAGACTTTAATATTGTTGAGTTTAGAAAACTTATCAAACAAAAAGGTCTTGTATTATCATGGGAACAAACCATAGAATGTCCTTGCTCAGCACAATCTTCAGTTGATTACGGATTAGATTTAAGAAACGTGGCTGACGAAGATGCAAATAGAGGTGGTAGAAGACCAGATTGTGGTGCATGTGGTGGGACAGGATTAATCAGACATTCAATTCAGGATATAAAAGCTATTGCAACTTCTGCTGAAGGTGAAGAAACAGTCGGTAAATACGGACTTCTCAAGCAGGAAAAAATAAAATTTACATTAGAGCCAGAACATCTTCCATCATACGGAGATAGATTTATTCTTAAAAACTCTGTAATAGTATGGAGAGAAACATTAAAGATGCCAGCTGGTGATACACTCACAACAAGTCGTCCGATTGTTGCCAGAAACTTAGAATTATTAAACGGTCCAGAAACGGTTGGAGTTTTATACGTCCAACAAACAGACGCAAGCGGTAATGGTCTATTAATTGATATTCCACAATCAGATATGACAATAATTAACGGCACCGTTCAATTCACTAACCCAGCTAACAGACCTGCTGAAGGAACTTCATTAAGTATTGCATATTATTCAAATCCTGTTTATACTGTTATAGAATATCCTCATACAATACGTGATACATTCTTAAGGATAAAAAACGTAGAAGTTTTTACCCCAATGCTTGTCCAATGTGAAGCAAAAATGGAGGTAGCAAATGATTGATTTACATTTCATTCACGGTATTTCTAACGGAATAAAACATTATAAAAGTGATAGAGATGCATTTAGAGGAGTCTTTTCAGACGTTTCCCAAAGTTATGCTGATAGGTTGTTTGATAAAATTAATACAGTCGAAGTCCATTTCGATAATTCTTATTCAAAGAATCATAATGACTACCCTCTTATTACGACCTCTATAAACGAAAGCTCACCTAACGCCAATCAAGTATTGGGCAATAGGGGTTTCAACAATAGCAATGTTTTGTTTTTAAATCAAGAATGCACCGTTTATGTCTATGCGACAGATAAAGATGTATTAAGGGTATTACACAGACTTTGTCAAGCTTCTCTGTTATTATTTAAGAAAAGTTTCTTAGCAAGCGGATACTTAAATATAGAATTTGATAATTCTGGAGACCTCAAACCCGACGACGACATTATTGGGAAGGGGACCGTTGTTTATGGTAGAACTTTGATGTATGTTGCAACTAAGGAAATATCCGTCAAACCAATTTTACCAGAAAACATCGACTTAGAAATACCTTGGGTGCTTAACCCGCCAAACATAACATAGCGTCAATAATAAAAGTTAAACTATTTAATTAGGAGAATAAAATGCCAACATTTCAGACAATTAACGGAGTAACATTCTTTGCTCCTGAAACCATTATGGATGTGCAAAATGAGCGCGTTGAGCCTTCTGCCCTTGAAAAGTCCTTGGCTGTTTTCGGAGATTTCCCAGAACTCAAACCAGGTGAGGTATATACTTCAATAAAAGGTGGCTCACTCGTTGAGGACGCATATCCAAATATACCAGATATCCAAAATCTGTCTAAATTATGGAAAACACCATTAGACGGAATCGATGGATTTGCACAGAAACTATCATTTATTAACTGTGGGTCCTCAACACAAGCTGAATTTGAGATTCAAACTGCGGCAGATGCTGCTGTTCAAGGTGCGACTTTCAAAAGTCGATACTATGGTCTTAAAGGAAACTTGTTAAGAGTTAGACTTGAAACTCCAGACACACCAACCGGAGACCCAGCAGGTATCGGTCTTTCAGCTACTGAAAACTATTATCGTGTTGTTGCGAGTGGGAGTGGTGCAGAAAGAGCTTCTCGTGAATTCGGTATGCCAAATGTATTACAAATTACATATACAGATGATACTGCAGGTGATGTTGATGGAACTATCACTATCGCACAAGGCACTATCCGTATTCAAAGAGATACAGTAGATGTTACTCATTCACTTGCGGACTTCTCATCATTAGATGAATTAGTTGAAGCAATCGAAGCAGCAGCACCACAATTTCAAGCTGTTGTTTTAGATTACTCACCAACTGCAGCTCAGTTAGATGAAGGTGTTTTCACCTTTAATGATGATGGAGCACCTAACACACCAGTTGTTGTCTCACTTCACGCTCACGTATGGGCACTTAAGAGTGGTATCGATTCACTATCTTACGCAATTCCTTATGAGTTAGAATTAGTTGATGACCGTTATCGTCATCTTGCTCCAACTGCAGGTGATGCAGATGCTGACCCACTTACATTCGAAGACCGTGATACTGATGCTACACAAAGTTCTGCTACTGTTGCTCAATATAGAAGTATTTTAACTGATGGTGCTATCCTCGGTAAAGACTTTACTTCTGTCGCAGTTATGGACACACAATCTTCTGTCCATAAATTACTTCAGGATTATCTTGAGACTTCATACAACAATCAAAAAGAAAGAAACGGATTCGTTCCTACACCATCTAACTTAGGTTATGATGATATATTCTTACTATATGTCAAACCACGTTCTTCAGCTCAGATTTCTGTTGTCGGACAAGATGCTATCTTCAGTGATTATCAAAACAATAGATACGTTGGTGATACAACTCACATGGCATTCTTAGCAATGGCTGCTCACGGTGCTTTACCATTCGGAGCTGCTGCTACTTCAAAGAATCTTTCACTTCTTGAAACAAATGAGTCATGGAATAGAGAATTAGACAAACATCAGATTGCAAAGAGAAATATCTGGGGTGTTCTTTTAAGTGATAATAACCAACTACAATGTATCCGCTCATTAACATCTTATGTTAAAGATAATCTTCCTCAGAATAACGAAGTTGGAGTTAGAGAAAGCATTGATGCTTCTTCTCGTGATTTACGTAAATTCTTATCGCAAGAATTGGGTTCTACAATCACTGCAGCAACTGCTGATAAATTAAAAGGATTGACTGAACAACGTCTTTCACTTCATAGGTCTCGTGCTATTATTAACGACTTTAGAAATGTTGTGGTTTCGATTGAGGATGACGTAGCTTATATCAGTTATGACATGATGCCTACAAAGAATATAAACTTTATTCGTGTTACTGCACATATCGAAAGAAAATTTGAATAATTAGAAAGGATAAACTAAAATGGGTGTAAATGTAATTACAGGCGCTAAAGCCATTATTAAAATAGATGACGATGTTGCGGGCTACGCTACAGGTATCTCGATATCTGAAGTTACCTTCAACGGACGTGTTGATTCCTTAGGATTTATCGATACTCGTGAGGTTGTTCCTATCGGACGTAATGTTAGTGGAACAATTAACTTTATCAGAGTTTTCGCAAATCAGAATGATGGATTATATGAAAACATCGCACAAGGTGAAACAGACGAAGAAGCAGTAGTAAATTCAGCTTCTTCAAACTTAACTGACGAAGTCCGAACTGATGAAGTTTTAAACAGAGTTCCTTTCAAGGTTGTTGTTTATGATAATCACAACAATAGAGCTGGTGAAGAAGTTGCAATGTATGAAATCCATGGTTGCCGTGTTTCTTCTCAGAATATCGTTGTTGATAGAGGGTCTATGATGGGTGTTCAATGCACATTCGATGCAACACACTTAGTCAGACTCCCAGGTATTCCTGGAGCATAATAAAACAAACACGAGGTTATCCTCTGTTTAACTTTCTACATTATTCTGTATAAATACCTATGTCAAATCTTCTAATTAAACAGAGGATTAATGGCATAGGTTTTTTTGTATTCTGAAATCGATAACTCTACTTGTTATGCTACATGGTAATAATGGTGTTTGGACTTAATTTATATTATGTTTTTTAAGTTAAATAAACTATTTTGTAAAAAGTTGTTAAATTTAGAAATAAAAACTAAAATACAGATATATATAGTATATGAATGTCTTAAAACTTAATTAAGGGAGAATTATCATGACATTAGATTTAGTAGATTACAAAGAGAAATATAAAGACACACCTGTTGCTTCTGTAAAAGATTTACAAGAAACAAAAGAAAAGGTGGCACAAGAACAAAAGAAAGAAAAATTAGAATTTGCAAAACGTGTTGAAACAATCGAAATCAAATATATTACTGATGACGATGAAGAAAAGAAAGCAACACTCAATTCTAAAGTTATGGACCATGAATCACGTCTAAGATACGATAGAGTTCTTCAGGAATTAAGTGGTGGTCTTTCATTTGATAATTTACCTATCGAAACAAAAAATAGATACATATGTATGGCACGTATTGTATGTCAGTGTTTAAACGCACCAGACTGGCTTCTCGAAAAAGCAGGTGAAGATTTAGAATTTTGTTATATGTTAGGTGGGAGGTTGCTCGACCATGAGTCTCGTTTCTTTCGATACAGTAGTGGAAAGAACGAAGAACACCAGAGCAAACCCCGCTTTTCAATTAGTTAAATCTTCAGTTACAGATTTACACTTACCTGTCCAAGAGCCAGATTATATAAACTGTTGGGAAAACGTCGAATTAGCTTTATTAAAGTTAGAAGACGCCCAATTTGATATTATTTACAAAGATAGAGTTTCAGAATTAAGAGAAAGAGAATTAGAAAACATGTCAGAAGGTCAAAAAGAAAAAGCAATCGAGAGAAACGTCGCTAAGAAGAAACTCGATTCTCTTCCTGAAGGTGTGTTGGATGACCCATTCATTCGTGAAATGGAGAAATCTCTGGCTCAAGGTGATGAAAGGTCTGTTAAAGAAATGCTCAAGAGCTTCAAAATGTAGGAGAAATTATGGCAATTGGAAATCTACAAACCCAGCAACCAGGGTTTAACGTCTTTCAACAAAACGAAAGAATGCAACCTCAAGTCAGTATTATGACAGGTATTGACGGTGCTCCTCAATTACCCGACTTCAGCTTTTCAAATCAGTTTGGTGGTAATCCATTCATGAGAGGTGGAGGAGGAATAGGAGGATTCATGACTTCAGCAGCTGGAAATCCATTTGCTCTAACTGCAGCAGCAAGTGGTGCTTTTTCAGCTTTACCTACTTTCGGTGGGGGTTCTGGAGGAGGTGGAGGTGGAGGAACAAGTGGTGCGTTAAATTCTGCTGCAGCAAAAATAGCTGCTTCTGCTGATAAATTAGTCGCTGCTTTAGATAAATTAACTGCAGCTTTAGGTGGTGGTCCAGGAAGTCCCGGTGCTCCAGGAAGTCCAGGGTCTCCAAACATGCCTTCTCCAGGAGGTCCTCCAGGGATACGTGCAAGATTAGCCACAATGGGTGCTGGATTTACCGGTGCTTTGGCAGGTATGACAGCATATAATAATGCCAGCGGATACTTAACAGGACTACAGGCAAATGTTAATCAGTCTGGAATGAATATTGATATGTTTAATCAATCTTTAGGTGGATTAGGCGGAAATTACAGACAGATGAATGTCCAAGACATGGTTGCAAAAGCTCAAGCACAAAGTGGTGGCGGAGCTTATATCCGTGGAGGACAAGGATTATCCATCGCTGGTGGTGCAACAATGTTAGCTGGAGCACTTTTATCCTTTACAGGTGTTGGTGCGTCTGTAGGTGTTCCAATGATGATAGCTGGTGCTGGTGGTTTGGGTGGCGGACAAGCATTGGACGCATACGGAAGGTCTCGAATTAATGCTGCAGGTGAGGCAGCAAGAGAGAGAGCATCTAACCCAAATTCTGCTGAATATCAGGCAAAGTTAGAAGAAGACAGACAATTAATGAGGGCAAGAAGAGCTGGAGCAGTTGGAAGTGCCTTTACAGTTTCTTCATTGTTCGCAGCTCGAGCACAATTCCCTGGTGG